ATGTTGAAGTTATTCGCTAAGTACACATCGATCGGTGTTCTTAACACGCTTATTCATTGGGGCGTATTTGCTTTTTGTGTGTATGGGATGCATACGCATCAGGCGCTGGCGAACTTTTCCGGTTTTGTTATCGCCGTATCGTTCAGCTTCTATGCCAATGCGCGTTTCACCTTTAATGCCACCACCACCACGCTTCGCTACATGATGTATGTGGGATTCATGGGAACACTGAGCGCTGTTGTTGGCTGGATGGCTGACCAATGTTCCTTGCCACCATTGATTACCCTTATCACTTTCTCGGCAATTAGCCTGGTATGCGGCTTTATCTATTCCAGATTCATTGTTTTCAGGGATATAAGATGAAAATCTCTCTTGTCGTTCCAGTTTTTAACGAAGAAGACACGATACCGATTTTCTATAAAACGGTACGTGAGTTTAATGAGCTAAAAGAATATGAAATTGAGATCGTTTTTATTAATGATGGTAGTAAAGATGCGACTGAATCAATAATTAACAAAATAGCCGCATCTGATCCGCTCGTTATTCCGCTTTCGTTTACGCGAAACTTCGGTAAAGAACCTGCTCTTTTCGCGGGTCTCGACCATGCAACCGGAGATGCGGTCATTCCTATTGATGTCGATTTACAGGATCCGATAGAAGTTATCCCTCATCTCATTGAGAAGTGGCAGGCTGGCGCGGATATGGTGCTGGCTAAGCGCTCAGACCGCTCAACTGATGGGAGGTTGAAGCGTAAGACAGCTGAGTGGTTTTATAAGCTGCACAATAAAATCAGCAATCCAAAAATCGAAGAAAATGTTGGCGACTTTCGGTTAATGAGCCGTGCGGTTGTCGAGAACATCAAACAAATGCCAGAACGCAACTTGTTTATGAAGGGTGTGCTCAGTTGGGTTGGCGGAAAAACGGATGTTGTTAAATATGCCCGTGCCGAACGCGTGGCCGGTGATTCGAAATTCAACGGCTGGAAATTATGGAACCTGGCGCTGGAGGGAATAACTTCTTTCTCAACATTTCCGCTCCGCATATGGACTTACATTGGATTGTTTATTGCAGGTATGTCATTCCTTTACGGTGCATGGATGATTATTGATAAATTAATATTTGGAAATAATGTTCCTGGCTACCCGTCTCTTCTTGTTTCTGTTCTTTTCCTGGGTGGCGTTCAATTGATAGGAATAGGTATTCTTGGAGAATATATTGGTAGAATTTACATAGAAACCAAACAGCGGCCTAAATACATATTAAAGCGTAAGGGTTTTAAAAGTGAAATTTAATAGTAATGACAGGATATTTATATCAATCTTTCTTGGATTGGCGATTATATATACATTTCCTTTATTGACACATCAATCATTTTTCGTTGATGACTTGGGTAGGTCTTTATATGGCGGGTTGGGTTGGTCAGGCAATGGTCGCCCACTTTCCGACTTTATTTTCTATATCATTAATTTTGGAACCCCAATTATAGATGCTTCTCCGCTACCTTTAATGCTAGGGATAGTTATTTTAGCATTGGCACTATCCTGCGTCAGGGAAAAGCTGTTTGGAGATGACTACATCACAGCATCTCTTTGTTTTATGATGATTTTGGCAAACCCATTCTTTATTGAAAATCTATCATATAGATATGATTCATTAACAATGTGCATGAGTGTGGCAATATCTATTATCTCATCGTATGTCGCTTATCAATACAAGCCTATAAATATCATAATATCATCCATTTTAACCATTGCATTCCTTAGTCTTTATCAGGCTGCGCTGAATACTTACGCAATATTCTTGTTGGCCTTTATAATTTCAGATGTGGTTAAGAAAAACTCAATTTCAAATATCACAAAAAATACAGCATCTTCTATCGCTGGTTTAATAGTAGGATATTTTGCCTATTCTTACTTTATTGCAAAAAGACTTGTAACAGGTTCTTACAATATCGAACATAGTAAGATTATAGAGATAAACTCAAGTTTATTTGAAGGGATAATTTCTAACGTCTTATCATTTTATAGAATGTTTAGCACGATCTTGAATGGCGATAATTACTTAATCTACTACTCGCTATTCTTTGCGCTAATCATTTCTTTGATAGTCATAGTTTTAAAAGTAATCAAAAGAGATGAAAATAAGAAAACAAAGTTCTTGCTAGTAGTTTTAATTTTATTAGCATCAATGTTTTTCATCATTGGACCAATGATTTTTCTAAAATCACCAATATACGCACCGAGGGTATTGATTGGTATGGGTGGCTTTATGTTTTTTTGTTGCCTATGCGTATTCTATGCTTTTGAAGATAAGCAGTTAATATCAAGAATATATTTTTCTTTTATTCTTTTAATATCAACAATATTTTCTTATGGTGCTTACAATGCCATAAATGCACAGTTTCAGCTTGAGGAAAGCATTGTAAATAGAATATCTCAAGACATAGATTATCTTGGATTTGGAAGAGACAAGAAAAATATAAAATTCATTGGCACAGAACCGTATGCATCAATAAATGAAAACATAGTAATAAAGCATCCTTTAATGAGAGAGTTAATACCACGCATTATTAACAATAATTGGATGTGGTCAGAGGTGTTAATGCAAAGAAATGTGTTCTCCAGAAATTACAGACTATATGACAAAGAGGTGAAACTTGAAAATGGGTGGAAAAAATCTGGTAATAACGTATACGATATTGGTGTTGTAGGGGAAACCATAGTTGTTAGGTTTAATTAGCTATAGAACATTTACCATAAAATAAAAATGGGTGTTTACACCCATTTTTATTACATATCTAAAGTGTTGCTAAGGTTAATCTAACTAATTCTCCATTGGGTTTTTTTACTAAAGCCTTTAAAGAAGTAGAATTATTTTCCCAATATGGCAAAAAACATGAGGAATCCTTTATAAAATCATCTGACGCGATGTCAGGGACAAATGGTATCTCTGCCCCCCTGCAATCTTTGTGGTTAACTTTTAATGATACAGCGTCAGGTGTGTTACCTGAAATAGCAGTAAGTTGAGTCCACGCTGAGCCAGAACCGGGCCCCCCGTTAATGTGGGAGTACAATGCTCCGCTATCTAAGGTCTTTGATAACTTATGAATCCGCAGTTTAATCGCTGCGCTATCATAGCCGAAACTATTAGCGCGGATATTACCTAACCCTTCTTCTGCCAAATTAGCAACATTAATTCTAGAGGGGTCTACCATCCCGGTGATACCGCTTACGGTAGAGTTAGGGGCGTCTATGGTTAGACCCTGCCCATCGGTTGAGCGGATCCCAATTAAACGTAAACCGTTCACACGGCAAGCCCCAGATATATAAATCTGATTAGCCTGGAAATCCTTAGTATTGGTGTCAATTATGGCTATATTGGTAAATACTGATTCATGGGTGAGTAGGTACGCGCCAGAGCCAGCGCAATCTTCTACGGTAATATTAGACACATACATGCCCTTACCATCCATACCAAAACCTACACCTAACGCCCCGCGAACCAGAAGATTATCAATCAGGTGATTTAGGGGTAACTGATGCAGTGGGTATTGGGTTATAGGGTAGTCCCCAGGCCTGTCCAACTCCGGATTCATGTCAGTGTCAGCACCTAAATCGAATCCGTCCCATACGGGGTAAATAACGACCGAGTCGCGGAATTGCAGATTATAGTTGCGAGAGGTTGTCGAGCCCACAGTACCTTGCCAAGTTTTAACACCACTCTCCCCAGCGCGATATGAAGTAAACCCAATAACTCCACCATCACGTTCAAAGCCACCATTATTACGTAAAAATTGGGCGCTACTTACTGATCCATAGCTGGTTCGTCCGCCAATGACATAGTTACCCTTACCCCAATCGCCGCTAAGGTTTTCGAAGGTTATAATGCCATCTTTACCTCCGCTTGGATTATTGGCGTCTACCATCTTGCAGAAGTGACACCCTCTAAACAAAAAACCAGCCATTAGACCGCTAGCCCGATGAACTTCGACCCCTATACATTCTCTAATTTCTAACGTAGACGTTATGTTTTGCCCTTTTGCATTAGGTGGGAGTAACGTTTCTATTCCTGGGAATTTAACGTAATCGCTTACGGTTGGCTGATACCCATCGGTTTTCGATTGTTTTAAAGTGGCAACGACCGCTGCGGCATCCGTTAGCCACTGATTGTCATCCGTCCAAGGCTTGATAACCCATGGTGTTGTAGTGCTTTCCATAAAAACCCCGGCAATGCGGGAACCTTTGCCTAATTTCGTAAAAATAAGATTTCCATCTCCTATAAACTTAGCTTTACATTCTATAGTCAGAACCTTACCACCAAAATCAACTTTCTCTCCATTATAAAAATGATAATCAACATCGATAAGAAGGCCATCAACCGCAGCAGATGCTGCATCCTGCAATGTTAGATACTCTGATAATTTTACTGAATACTTAAATTTTTTATCAGCTTCTATTGAATATTGATCTGGATCGTACTTCAATACGTTAGCAATATAGTCAACCTGAGAACCATTGGCATCATAGATAGCCATGCTATGACCCTGAACGGTGACAATTTTCACCAGTTGGCCGTTGTATACGATTTTACCGGCTGCGTTGATAATTAGCGGCTGAGCAATCTGGACGTGAGAGCCATCCTCATTTTCAATGTATACGGGTATCTGATTGGCAGGATTAACCGGATCGGTATCAATCTGACCAATGTAAATTTTCCCATTAGCAACAGCTTTAAACGAACGGGATTCAGTGAAGATGGGACGAGGGTTAGAAACAACTACGTTTGCAGTGATATCTGTCATTTAATGTGCTCCAGATGCAAGGAATTGCCGCAGCATGGCTACGGTGAATTTTTTGTGATAAAACAACTTTTTCGGAAGTTATTTTGTTCGCTTTTCGACCTACAATTTTTTTGTAGGTCTCTCCTTCAAGCTCATTACCTAAGCGTGGCTACGGTGAATTTTGGGCATAAAAAAACCCAGCCGAAGCTGGGTCGTTGCGTTGGTTATCTGTCAGTAGCGATGTAATGAAGGTGGAAGCTCTTTATCCTTAAGTCTCATCCATGCGGAAAGATTCGTTGGCCCGTCAGGTTCATTAATATCAACATCTCGCGTGTGATTAATTAAAACGTCTCTCGCTATTCCAATGATGTACGAGAATTCATGGCCGTAGTCGTAGCACTTTCCTGAATAGTTAGATTGAATCTGTCTCATTGCAGGATACAGTTCGCGGAATAACGCCTGTGAGCGGTTGGCATAATCCCATAACCATACAAGGCTGTTTGCTTCTTTTGCAGAAAGCTCGTTGGTTTTCTTCTCTTGTTTGCCAATGAACTCACCTTCAAGCGGAACGCGAGCAGCAAGTGACAGTGCTTCGGTAAACTGCTCATCACTGATTTCTTTGTACGAACATCCAAAATGGGATTTCAGTGACGACCACATGGTGATCATCGCCTTCGCCTGTTTTTCTTTTGGCAGAGACTGACCGCGACTCATGACAAGTTGTTTAATGGCTTCCTGCTGTTCAGTGGTGATTTTGCCCGGCAACGCCTTTTTAGCTTTGCGTGGGTTAACTACATGGCCTTTAGTCCAGTATTCGTAGAGCACATCGTCACACTCTTCCTGATACTGGATTACCTTGTCGCGGATTTCAGGGCGGACTTTGTTAGGGCTGATGGTTTGCAGCCAGCCATTCAGTTTACGTAAAGCAAGGCAAATCATGGTCTGCACACCGCCAACTGAAGGTATTGCGATTTCCACAATACCTTTAGCAAATCTTTGTTTTAACTTTGTAAACTGTGAAGCCCAATCCATACCCATACCCTCAACGATAGGTTTCATTGGGGTGTACGGCTCACCGTTGTGATTGACAACATAAAGCTCTGCGCCGTGGAATGGTACATTGATAGTAGATACTGCTGTTGCTATACTTTTCATGTCGTTAATTCCTATGCGTGGTTTTACGATACCGAAGCCCTGACTGTTCCCGCAGTTGGGGCTTCACTGTTTTGATTTCTTTGCCGCATCCAAGCGAATCACACCGTTATCCCCTCTCTCCTCAGGCTGTCCAGCACCCGTTTAATTACTTCTGCGCTGAATGAGCGACACTCTTCCTTTGCTTTTTCTTCAAGAATTTTTTCTAGCTTCTCTGGCATACGCAGTGTTTTTACCTTCATTGTATCCTCCGTTGTATGTGGTACGCATACATAGTATTTAGGTACGCATTGATAGTCAATAGATACCTACATATCCTGTGGTAAAAAATTATTCAGGATGCGCCGATGTCTGATCGTAAGTACAAAAACCCTCAAGTGAATCTGAGGCTTCCTGTAGAGATAAAGGAACGTCTTATTGAACTGGCTGAGGCTAATTCTCGTTCATTAAATGCTGAGATGGTCGCAGCACTTGAAGCATGGACCGAAAAAAACAAACACATTCAAGCACTAGATCTTGCAACTATAGCATCGCGACTGATAGAGCTTGAGCATGATGTTGAGAAGTTAAAATGTATGCATGGCAATGGTGAAAAATGAAACGTATCGCTATCCTATTGCTCCTGTGTCTCTCGAGCATAGCTAACGCAGAAACAAAATCAGACGATAGCAGTTTTGATGAAATACAAGACCTCATGATAGCTTCGAAAATGGCTGGTATGTGTGGTGCAATCAAACAAATGGCAATATTCCAAGAATCTACAAACATGCCGGGTGGGAATGAATTCTTACAGAGATTCCTTACTACAGAGCAAGCAAGGCTTGGGATGACTCCGCAGCAATTTCTTGAAGCATGTCAGAAATCAATCTCTATTTATACCACCTATTACAATATGAGCTCTGAGAAAAAATAGACTAGGATTTCAACAGCTTTCGCGTCCCTGAGTAATTCTGTTGCGGATTTGCTTCCTGCGGTGGTTTAAGCTGGATAGCTTGGCTTCTGCTTCTGATATTTGCGCATCCAGATCTTTAAGCTCAAGATCTGAAAGTCGCTGGTCAAGCAGGGTTTGGTTCAACTCAATGTTGTTCAGGCGTTCTTCTATGGTCATGATTACTCCTTATAAAAAACCCACCTGACGGTGGGTTTCATTTCTTAATCTTGCTTTGTAGACGGTATAAGGGATGCGTTTGCCTCTTTTGGCTTCAAGGTATACATCCCACCATTAAATGGATCAACAGCAAGCCAACCAATTAACCCACCAAACACAAGGTTTCCACCAATATACCAACCATTAGCATTGGCTTTGATTGGCAGGGTAACTGGTTCGTACCCATCCTTCTCCATAGTGATCTGGTAGCTCTTTTTGCCAAAATAACTACCATCTGACTTGGCAAGAGTTACTCCTTGTGGAGTCTTGCCTTGCGCAACAATCACGCCTGATTCATCTTTTACCTTAAAACTCGCACCGGAAGGGTTGCTGTTCACTTGCACAAGTTGCGTTTCATCACCAACAATAGTTGCGCACCCAGATAACATGATAACGCCAGCAACGACGCTAATAATCCTCTTCATATCAATTTCCATATCTAAAAAACCGGAAACATCCTAATGACAAATCATTCAAATGTGAAGCACGAGATAAGCTCAATCCATCCGTGGACGACTAATTACTCCTGTGTCATTCCACTTAGCGATGCCACAATTCCAGCCCTTGCTAAACGCTGGAACTCTTCGTTTCCTAGTGCCTCACGTATTGCTTTTACGGCGGCCTTATTTGCCATAAATCTGCGTTCAGCCGCCGCTAATGCACCATCACTTGCCCCAACCTTAACGGCCTTTGTTGCCTCTTGAACAGCCTTTTCAATAGCGTAACGACCACTTCTGGTTGCGGATAATTTCGCTATCGATCCTTTTGCTATCGCATCAATTGCTCCACCTGCAGCGCCACCAACTATTGCTCCAATAACACCTCCTCCAGAGAACCCTGCGATAGCGCCAGCGGTTGGAAAAGCGCCAGACAATACGCTCTCTAAAACTGGATGAAGGCCATTCTCAAGAGTGCTAATGGCTGGCATAGAGCGCCCTGTCTGTTCAACATATCGAAGTGGCTTTGTTGCAGCTCTTGCAAGTTCTCCGTATGAACTTGTAATCCTGCCAAGTTCTGGAGAATATCGACTAATTGCCTTCACGTTTTGTGGGGTAAGAATAGTCGCGATATGCTTAATTCCAGCCCCTTCAGACTTACCTCCGCGTACCCCTTGCGATACCGCATCTTGTAATATTGATGCAATTGCTGGCGCGCGTTCCGACTCAGGTAGGGCGCTTATTATTTTATGGAACTGACCTGTTCCACTTTTTGCTGAACCCTGTAACGCCTTAGATCCATTAGTTACCAACTGATCAGTTGCAAGGTCTCTACCAAACGCTGCTTCAGCCTGTTCTTGTGCTGTAAATCTTGCCTTTGACAGATCATTAGCTTTTTGCCAGTCATCAAGAAAACCGCCATTTTGAGCCATTATGCGCATATCTTCCGTTGCTGCATCACGAAGCTCAGCCATGCGCCTTGCCGTATTTGCCTCACCAGACCTTATATACTTCTGCTCTGCGTCAGCAAGTTTACTTCGCCATGCCTTCATGGCATCAAACGTGATTCCTTTTTTACCAGTTTTAGCATAAGCAGATGCGAATTGTTTCATCTCAGGAGTTAGCGGCATGCCAGCCAAAATATCACCCTGAATTGTAGCGTTCAGGTTTGACATTCTGGCCTTTGCGTCAGGCATCGTGGAGCGGACGCTATCCCATGCGGCCTTTTCTGAATTTTTCATTTTATCAATACTTGCCAAAACCCTTTGTTTTATGGCTGCACTTTTTTCTGATGCAGTTCCTGCTTCAGCACCAAACTCATCCAATGCTGAGTTAAATTTCGACTCTATTTCACTGAATGCTTTGGTGTGTGCATCCTGTGTAATTCCGGGCTTTGACGCCAGAATCCCCTCTGCCTGAGCAAGACCACGACTACCTGATCTCATGCCAGGAGTTAATGCGTTGATATCTATTCCAGCAGTATCTGCTGCTTTTGCTATTTCGTCTGACACGTTAGCTGACTGTCTGGCAATAATCTCTCTTCCTGTACCAGACTTTGCCATTTTCGAAACATCAGCAGCGGAATTTATTGCCCCGCCACCAAGAACTTGAGGTGATTTAGAGGTTAAGATCCTTCCAGCCCCAGAAAGTATCCCCTGAGCACCAATATTGATACCACCGTTAATGGCGGCATTTTGTGCAAAATCGCCCTCCTGATTTGCAGCATCAGCAAGAGAACCTGCAATCATGTTTCCTGCGGAACCGATATCTCCAGCGAGCTTTGCTGGCGCTCCAGCAGCTTTTGCTGCTGTGCCAATTGGCAGGAGATACCCACCAATTGTTTCACCGGCTTGCGCGTAAGGGTCTGTCGGTCGATCGACTGGACGATAGACATCATCCAAAACCTTGGGGCCACCAAGCCCCTGGCTGATTGCATTAATCAGACTTGCGCCACCCTGCAATACGTCAAATGGTATGTTTACCAGACCACGACCAGCCTGCTCTGCAATTTGCCCTGCACTTTGACCACCAGTGAGCCAATCGCCAGCTTGTTGCATCAATGATGGTTCTTCTTTCTGCTGCTGAGGCGGAGGGTATGCTGCATAAAACTGATCTCTTGCTTCAGCCCATTTGTCACCAGCCTTAGGGGCAACAACCTCATCAAAATATTGCGCTTGAGCCTGTGCTTTCTGTTCTTCAGTTAACGCCTGATACTGTGGAGAAGCGATAACATCTTTCCATGCTTTAGCCATTAATCACCCCATAAAGACGAGAAACCGGACTTATTGCTGTCGCTTCCTGATTTTCGCTCACTAACATATGTGTCATAACCTGATGAACTATATCCCATTGATTCAGCCTCCCTTGCTGCAACCTTTTGAAATACAGAATATTGAGATCGTATTTCAGATAACTGTTTTCTGACGACCTCTTCAGGCTGTGTTATATCGAGTTTCGCGATCAGGTTTTCCAGTTTTTGGCCTTCAGCATTGGAGAGGCTACCCATACCTCGCATAGTCTGCACGTTCTGGACAAACGCACCCGACTTTAATTCTTCTATCGCATTACGGTTTGCAAGCCCTTCAGCACTTGTGAAGCCATCTATATTTCTTCCTTCGAAGCGACCAATACCTTCAAGCTCCTTCTTACCAAGCAAAGAATCAATTTTCTCTATCCCTCGCTCACCAGTAATCAACGCATTGTTGTAATTATTGTTGCCATCAAGCCATCTCTTAGCCTGAGACATTCTGGCTGACGTTGCAGCTTTACCGGTTAGCGGATCAATTCCCGTCGCTGCTATCTGTGAGTTAAGAGACAAAACATCCATATCCTGAAGTTGTCCTGCTCTTTCAAGGGCCGCCTGTGACTGCTTAAACACATACTTGTCGTGATTCAGTCTTGCCATTTGAGCCTTATAGGAAAGATCCTGCCCCCTAATAGCCCTCGCATTCGTCATGTCATTATTGCGAATGGTTTCGTTAATTCTTTGCTGCTCCTGCTGGCGACCAACCATCTTATCCTGAACAGCAAACGCCTTTTCTGGTCCAAGCGCACCGAGAGACATAGTAGTCAGCATGTGTGATAGCTGCTCTGGATTCTGCACTCCAGTCTGTATCATCCAGTCTGGATTAGCGCCAACACGGTTTAACCTGTCCTTGTTATCAGTAATGAATTTACTGTAGGATTCCGGCCCCTGAGAAAGAGCGACGTTAGCCTTCATAGCCAAATCGCCCATATCGTTACGCTGCTGCTCATTAAGACCGGAAAACGCCTGCTGTGCCTGCGCAACAAACGCCGGGTTTTCCTGAGCAAACTTAAACAGGCCAGACGGGTCGCCAGTAGCCCATGCGTTGGCATGAACCTGGTTGAATGCGTTTAGCGCTTTCTGTTGCTGTTCCTGCTTATAAATATCAGCAACGCCAGCCATACCACGCAGCCCTGTTAAAGCCACATTATTAGCGCCTGAGCGAGCCAAATCATTGTTTTCGCGAATCAGGCCAAGCGTTGCGTTAATGTCGCTTGCCTTTGGTGCATTTTCATTTTGCGCGCCAATGCCAGCCAGAAAACCACCAGAATTAATACCCTGTTGCCACGTAGCCATTGATTACCCCTTAAAACAAAGAACCAAGCAGACCAATACCACCACCGATAGCCGCTCCCCATGGGGTTGACATTGACAAAGCATTGGCTATTCCACCACCTAACAATGCACCGGAGGCAGCACCACCAACAGCAGATTGCATAGCTGATGGCCTGTTGGCATTTGCCGCTGCAAGAGCCGCGCTTTGCTGTGAAATCTGGCTCATATTGTTGGCATATGTCTGTCCGGCGTTTGCCTGCCCCTGAAGCGCACCAAGACCAATATTTGCCAGGTTCTGATAGTTATTCATCTGACCTGACAGCCATTGCTGACCAAGTGTTGGGGCGATTGCTGCAAGCTGGTTACTGGTCGCTGTAGAACCCAGGCCACCTGTTGCTTCTGCCGCTGCCAGATTCTGATAGCGAGCCTGCCCTGCAAGGTCCTGGTATTGTTGGGAGTTATAGTAATTATTAAGCGCCTGCCCCTGACCTTCGAGAGACGATAAACCTTCAAGACTGCCGATATACTTATCTGCCAGAGGAGTAAACGGCTTCAGGTTGTTCATGATGGTGTTGAACTGCTGGTTTTGCAGGTCTGCGGCATACTTTTGCGCTTCTGCTGCATACTTTGCGCTTTTATCTGCGCCACCTTTTCCGCCTTTCCCAGGGGAAAGAGGTTCCTCACCGCGCAGTTTCCTGCCCAGCGTAAATGCATATAACATGTTTATCTCCCGTGATTCAGGAAGTCGATTAGTTCTTCGCGTGTGGCGGCGTAAAACGTCACGTCATCCACGCCTTTGAAGTATTTCTTGATGGTTCCCACACGCTTAAGGCCAATCATTGCGCAGTACATCTGACCGTGGCGAAATTTGCGTGCAGCAAATGATGTAACGCACTGAACGGTGGTATTGGTGAGAATGTATCGCCAGAACGCCAGTCCTATTTCCTTACTGAATCCGCGAATCTCAGGCAGGTACATGGCGTGGCAGTCAAAGGTCAGCGGCTGAATCTCGTTGTAATACACGATGCCACCGAACTGACCATGTACGTTCACTTCGAAATAGCGGCACTCAGGCTTGTAGTCGTATCCGTCACCGTTGTTGCTTCCGGCAATGATGTCGGGATGGTTGCCGACCATTTCTATCAGGTCGATGTTTCGGGTGGGAGTGAATGTAATCATCAGTTGATTAATCCATGAGTACGTATTGCATCTTCGAGAGCTTTGATACGCTGTCGCGCCTGCTGCAATCCGGTAGCCATAGCTGATACCTCAGACTGCGTATATGTGGCACTGACCGTGTATGCCTGGTTAGCGTTGAATGCACCGAGAAGTGCTGTTCCGGTTGCTGCTGTCCATCCTGCCTGTCGCGCACCGATAACTTTAGTGCCGCCAACTGAATAGGACGTTGTCACGTTGAGAGGTGACGCCAGCGATTGAGAAGCAGTTGCTGACTTCGATACGTAATCAGCCTGCAATGAAGAAATAGTGCTTTCAGCAGCCGTAACCCTACCATCAAGAGCACTGACATCAGCCTGCAAGGTGACTATTTTGCCTTCAGCCGTGGTTAGTCTGACATCCAGTACCGCAATTGCATTGGCATTTGCAGTAATACGTATTTCATGGTCGTCTACGTCAATGCGTAACTGTTGAATTCTCTCTTCGTGGTCTGCAAGCTCAACATCCTGCTCATCGTTCTTTACCTGCGCGTCATAGGCGCCTTGCCCTGCTTCGTTTGCCTTTCCCGCAATAGCGCCAACGTCAGTCCCCTGCGCGATTACGTAGAGCAGATAGGACCGGCTGAAGACGTTGCGTGGGAGGATTGAGGCATCAAGACGGGTGGCCTGAATAATGACAGGATTATTAAGTGACGGATCTGCCATATTTTACTCCAGACGAATTTGACACCCGGATAGTGTTACTGGTGATTTGGTGATTACACGCAGTTTGAATCCGATTAATCGACGAATGCGCCCAACACGTTTCCAGATAACACGCTTGTCGTACACAAACGGCTCATTTTGTTCAATCATCTGCTCTCGACCATAGTTGATTCCGTCTGTGGTTGCAGACAGGAACAGGCGGTCAGCGTACTGCGCAACGCCTGTCGAGGATTCAACTTCCAGATCGAAGCATCTGGCGTTATCAGCCTTGAAGATGGGAGTAAACAGCAGATGTTCTTGCTGCTTGTCGTACTGACTACTAATGTCGAATTGCAACTGCCCTGTCACTGCTTCTGATTTATCGCCGCACGTTATCTGGTTGCCTTCGTACATGAAGTCGATGGCGCGATAAACATCGTCGTATAAACCTGTTTTCAGTACGCACCATTGCGGCCCGTTCTGGCTTGATGAGGCATCGTAAACCAGCACATGACGCGGGAGATGGATAATCAGCAGTTCATGCGAATCGAGCCTCAACGCCTCCATCACCCCGGTTGCCAGTTCATCAGCCGTGTATGAGCGGATAATTTTCTCAATACTGGCCGTCGCAATTGGTGAAGCCTGCCCTGACCCGATGATGTAGACGGAAGGTGCGCCAGTAGCTGGGTGACTGATGAATGCATATGAATCAGCGAATGGCGTTTTACAGTATGTTCCGGCAATGCCCTTCTGTACCATTAACGATGGCTGCGCGACATACAACGCAGCGCCAACGGTGGTTGCGCCTGTCAGGGAGAAATACTCTATCGTCGATGAACCAAAGCAAACGATAAAGTCTCGCCACGTTCCGATGCCAATGATGCCGTCTGGCTGCGATTCTGCGCGATATTCTGCACTGTAGCGGTCAGGATGCGACTCATCTTCGAGGTCAGTGATAAACCATGAATCAGTGCCGTCTTTTGACCACGCATAACGCCCACGTAAGCGCGTAATGTCACGGACTGAGCCTAACTCATACTGCGTGAATCCGCTGTCTGCAGTCCAGTTTGAGACGGTTTTAACCGTGCCATCATAGCGATACTCGACCAGTTGACCATTAACGCCTACCGCCTGTGATGTGCGACCATGTGCCATTGATACGCGACCGCTTCCGGCTACATCACCTACTACGGTTTCCCCTTTGTAGAGCTTACTGCCTAAAACGCGATATACAGCGTTCTGAGCGGTGTTGTATTCAACACCACGCGATATACCATTTACATCGTTGCGCTTCGCTATGCCGGGGAATGAGCGTAAATAACCCGATGAGTTGAGGACTTCTTTCGGTGTGGCCAACATATTGATTGGTAGGTAATCAATGTAGTCGGCATTCTTGAAGTCTTTACCCATTCCCTTCATCATGGGGAGTTGTTGAATCGGCATTCTGCTCTCCGGGGAAATAATGCCATTCGTTCAGATTGGCGAAACTATTACCGCTGCCTGTTGGCATGCGTGACGGGTAAGGAGCTCTTTTTGCTCTGGCGATGGCGGTCTGCTTATAGAGAAGCTCCTTCCCATATTTAGCGGTTGCGATAATTTTGGCGGTAGCCTCAAGCGCATAATCCGGAGCAATTCTGCAAGCCAGATTGTGGAATACTGCGCTGATTGCGCTTGAGCGAAGACCGTGGTCGTCACCTTCGGCTGGCGGGTTATCATCATCTGATAATACATACCCGGTAACAATGCCTTTCCCGTCCTGATACCACTCAGCCATCATCGCTTCAAGGTCATCTACGGCATCCTGCATAGACTGTGGCTCAACATCAGTGAGAGTTGCATCTGATGCTACACCAAGCTTACGCAGCGCCGCCCTGACCAGATCGCCTTTAGTCTTTATCTGCATCGCTTTCCGCCTTAGGCTTTGGTCCTGGCTTTTTGCGTTCTTTGGTTGCCGGTTCTTTCGGTCGCAGGCTTAGCAGACGATTCAACACATCATCTGCCGTGTGGCCGTCCCATTCCTTGCCAAACTCAATTTCCGTGCCTTTAGGCAGATGTTCAATTTCACTCTCTGGGAGGTGGTATGTTACCGCGCCTTCTGGGGTGTCGATGCCAGCTAACACCCATCCATCCCATTGCTCGCCGTCATGATGCTGAAAGCTCCACCATGCGCTTTCGCGGAAGGCATTCATTAGTGTTGAAAACAGGCGCACTCGATGTGCATATAGTTCGTTAAAGGTGTGGTATCCATCAGATACTTCACCCATGTCTTTCTTGACCACGCCTGAATCACCGATTGGCTCGTCATTAGTCTCCGGAACCTCATTTGGATGCCTAACCCAACCATCGGCAAGGTGATCTTCTACGTCGCCGTCATCGACAACTTTAACCTGAACGTCCTTGCCCCATACCTTCGTTCCACGACCCTGCTTATATAGCATTACACCCATGTGTCACCTCAAATAAGAAAGGGGCCGAAGCCCCTGTTAGTTACGCAGTCTGACCAGGCAGGCCAACACCGATTGCTTCCGGTCGTGTCGCGTTTACGCCGTACCACAGCGCAATACGGCACAGGCCGGACAGGGTGGAAATATCCCCCTGCGTAGCGAAGATACCGTTCAGGCCGACATCCGGGATGCTGAATGAGGTAGTTTTCATACCTGCAAAAAGCTCATGGTTGGCCGGAATCGGCTGAGACACAATACGGATGGCGTCATCAGCCCAGAACACGTTAGTACGGGCATCCTTAACGTTCAGGATGTTCACCGCCATTGCATCAGCCAGTGAGGTGTTAACGTTGGCGTAGGCGCGTTGCTCAGGAGAAAGAGAAACATCATCCAGTGCTACAGGCTTCGGCGTTATTTCAACGTGAGTACCATCAACAACGCGAACTACGGAGAAAGTCGCGTCCTGCGCCAGTACGTTCTTAGCCATCTGACCAAGGAACTTCACGCCAGTAAACGAAATTTTGTCGCCTCGTTTCAGGCCGGTAGTTGCAGACAGGGTGACGGTAGCAAAACGGTTATCAACGTTAACTTTGTTGCCATCGTTATCCAGTTGCCATGCGACAGGCTTGAAGGACTGCGCACCGGATACAGTGATGCCAGTTGCAGTAGATTTGGTCAGCACAGGAAGTTTCGGAGAGCGCAGGACATCATCGAAGCCAGCAACCTGACGCTGAATGGTGCCATCGCGGTATGCTTCTTCAGGGATGCGCCCGAAGATATCACGCTTGGTCAGGTCATAACCCGCCTTTTTGTAGTCCTGCGGGTTGAAGAAGTACGATGTGCCCATGTCGCGGTTAAGTTCGCGGGAGAACATCAGTTCTTCTGCATCGGCCACAAAGTTCCATGCGTCTGCGGTATTGGTGCCGATTGCATCCGGCGAAGTGATAACCAATGACCCCATCTCGGCGGCCATGTTTGCGACTTTCAGCTCAACGTTGTTAGCCAGTTTGCGAGCTGCTGACTGGATTCGGTGACGATACGCAGTCTCGTCTCGCAAGTCATCTGCGCGTAACTGGAAGAAGTCGTTATCCGGCTCTCCCATGTTTACCGCGACGTTAAGCTCCAGTAACCCTGTCGCTTTATCAGTTAAATCCCAACCCTCCTGAGTGGGGGACTCCTGCTCTACAGGCATCCAGATGGTATTGCTGGAGCGCTGCATGGAAGCAGCAGGCGGGGTGTATTTCTTGGCTTTCTGCGCCATTGGAGTGATTGCGGAGATGGTTTCAATAATCTCATCCACCGCCAGTGTAACAATTTGACCTTCGTTCAAAGCCATTATCGGATTCCTTTAAGTTTTGCCTTTAGCTTGCGGTAGGTTTCCACATCTCCCTTGCTCGCAGCTGCATCCATCTGTTTACGAATGGCATCTTTATTTGCTGCGCTGACATCACCGGTAATCGGCTGGTCAGCAGGGGGAGCGGAAGAGATTTGTTTACCGCGAGGCTTGAGAGTTAAGCGTTCGGATAGTCGAGTGAGTTCAATCAGCGCGGACTGCCCATCCATCGCCAGTAACTGGCGGGCTTTCTCCGGGTTTGCACCCAGGTGATACATGAGCGCGGCGGACTTCTCCGGAAACAGGCGCATAATGTCGGCCCCAACCGCAGGCGGAACCAGTTGCATAAAAGCGTCTTCTTTCTCCTGATAGTCAGGGATGTTGAGCTTTTCCGCCGCGTCATAGTGTTTGCGGGCAGCTTCGACGTATTGCGCTGATTGCTGGGTAAACTCCTGAGTCTTGCGGCCCTGTTCTGCTACGGCATTGCTGCGGGCGTCCTGCGCTTTCATTAGCCATTCGGTATTAGCAGCATTGAAAGCGGCAAGCGCACGGCTGTTGTCGTAGTCATATTTAGCCAGGCCTTCTTCTGACAGATAGGCGTTAATGTCCGGCTGAGGAGGAAGGTCAGGGTTTACCCGTAAACTCTCCGGCAATTCTCCGCGTTTAACTGCCTCCATCTGCTGCTCAAGCTCGCGCTGTCGTTTGCGCTCGATGCGGCGGCGGGCGAATTCTGCGTTCTTTGCCGGGTCTTGTTTTGGTGCTGTCTCATCGTCCTTCAGGACAATCTCAAATCCCTCTTCCTGACCTGCGTTGTCGTTGGCATTATCGACAACTAAGCTATCAGCAGATGCCGCTGCATGATCGCCGGACAGGGTTAAGTCTTCAGTTGCCTGAATTTCGGTGGTTGGTTCCATGATTAACTCTCTCTTATTGAGGTGTCTCGGCTACACTGCCGGAAGGTTGATTTTGTCTCTGCGATTGCAGGATGTTGGCAATGTCCATTCGCTGCTTGTGCGTCTGTTCATCGCCTTTAAGGAGTAACTCAGCATTTGCGCGAGCGTCTTCGCTGCGGTCCTGCTGGAATGAAGCAACAGTTTTAAGGAACTCCCTAAACTCAGATTGTTTACTTAGGTCCATGTTGTTGAAGATTTCTGCAATTCTGGCAGCGTTAAGCTGGTTCTGCGCTTCGACTTTAGCTGCATCGATTTGCAGGGACAGTGTCTGGTTCTGAGCTTTAGCCAGTTCAGCCTGCCCCTGCAGGAGTACGCCCTGAGCCTGAACCATTGCCGGGTCTTGTTGACCTTGTTTGGCTTGTTGCGCCTCTACTAACCATTGCTGCTCTTCAGGCGTTTCTGGCTTCTTAACACCCATCTGAATAAGCTGCTTATTGGCATAATCGCGCATCATCTCAACGCCTTTGCCATCAAGCAGGGTGAAGTACTGGAGTAACAACAGTTGATATTCTGGTGTTCCCTGCGGCGTCTTGCCGAGCAACTCAAGAATTTCTGCGCGGTTTTGCTGCTTCATGGACTGGAATGATGGCCCAACATCCGTGTAGCACTCATAGCGCCCCCTGATATCGTTCAGTACCTGCCGTTCACCAGTGGCAAGGTCAACAACCTCAGCCATTAGCTGAACCTCTTTTTCGCTGCCATCCTCAAGGGTGATTACCACGTTGCGAGGAACATCGTAGATGTCATTAACTATCGACTGGTAAATCTCACCGTCACGACGCATAGCGGTAGCCAGATTATCCTGAAACACGTATGTCTCAAGGTCAGCGCGCATGTTTAGCTGGTTAACAGTGTCGTAGGCTACCTGTCCACCGTTTACTGCTTCTGCATCAACGCCGAGCGTCGCTACCTCTTTCACTGCTGCGGTGGCTGCTTCCAGCATGTAGGCGTTGGCTTGCGGTACCTCAGGGTTTTCGTAATATGCCAGCGGCTGAGTTGGCATTTCTCCGTTGTTCTCATCCGTGCGATTGAGCAGGTAATACGGGTAATCGTCGTTACCGTCATACATATGCTCAAAGCCTGCAATCTGTTCAGGCCAGAAGAACGGCTTCTTCTTCGGAGTACGGGCCACGATGTCGGCGTTGAACGACATAATCATGTTGCGCAGACGCTGACCGTCTTTTGTCAGGCGGACGACCCCCTCATACACTTCTTTATCTTCAACGAAGCCCCACTCGCCGAATACCGGAACAATGGGGATATGTTCGCCAGCAATGAGCTGCTTGTCTTTGAGTACAGCAGTGCAGGTGATAATCGATTTGTATACCCGGCGACGCTTAATCTGGCGCTCTGCAATTTTGATAAATCCACTATCAGCCAGGTCGTCGATGACGTCTTTAATATCGCGCTTAAAGTAGCTTACCGGCTCACCCGTAACCGGGTCTTGGTAGATAAACGCCGTCTCTTTCTTCTCGACCACTTCGTAAAACTCAGCGATCTGAATTGTGTCCTGCGTCAGCCATGGAAATACCCAATCGTTGGGGTTCTGGAATGATGGAATATCATCAGCATCGAGGTCGTATTTTTCTGCGAAATCCTCCCAACCATTCTGGCTCATTGAGTGGATAACTGTGCAGTGACGGGCGTCAGACTTGTCCATCAGTTTGCTGTTGCTGTCCCAGATAACATGGGAGCAGGCACTATGGATAGGCTCTCGACGGATAACCTGATTGTTGCTAGTTGGACTTTGGTCTTCGTAGTCAGTGACCAGACGCCACGCACCCACGCCTGCTTCAATCTGCTCACGAACGGCTATGTTGACAGCAATTTTCGCCGTATTGTGCCGCATGTCGGTGCGATACATGCCCATCAGCACATCAGCAGCGTCAGGACTTGCTCCATCCTTTGGACGATACAGAACATCAATAGGGTTCTGACGCATCTCAGAAACGAGCTTGCGCACCACTGGTCGTACTACATCGAACTGCCCGCGATATTGCAGGGTTGTGTATTGTGATAGCCAGTCATCCCATTGGCTGATCCGACTAAAGAACAGGTCGTTCTTTGCCTCTCGTCTGGCTTCATCACTGGCTGTCCAGTCCGCATCAAAGCGCGACAGGATACTCTCCAGCCTGTTTTCATTGTCGGCCATTATCGTCCTCTGCGTACTGGTCTAATCGGTGCGGGGATTTTCTTTTCTTTCGGCTTTCTGATATCGCGCATCATCCTGGCGAAGCGGCGCATCATGTAGCCGTAGCGAGTAGCATCGAGCACATCATCGTTGGTCTTGACAATCTTGCCGTTCTCATCGCGATGATATAGGCGGAACTCTTCAAAAAATGGTTCGCATGTGTTGAAGACTTTGAATCTTCCTTCAAGCATCAGGTCACGAAGTTCACTAATGCCTGACTCTACTGAGTTACCGCCATCCGGGAACGTTGCGTGATCGGGAAGCATAGAGAACCCGGCATCCGCATATTGGGTTTTAAGTTGCTCACCACCGCCCTTTTCGTGTTGGTGACCGTCATGAGGCCACGCGACAGGTATTTTGTTAGCCCACGACTTAACAGCACCCCATGCCTGAACGGCAGTGTTCTCTGATTTCTTCCATACACGCGCCAGATAGAAAACATCTGCGTCTTTGTCCCACCAAAGCTGAATGTGAGCTTGCGGGTGGTTCCAGCCGAAGTCCTGAGCGTCGATAACATAGAAGTGATCGGGACACTCAAACGGCTGGCACTTAATCGTCTCTTCCGGTATCTGGAATATTCGACCGCTACCCATCGTAGGAATACCACGAGCACGTGCCTCTCTCTCATGCTCAGGATAGGATGCTATGATTTGCTCTTTCTGCTCGTCGGTGTAGTGCTCAGCATCATAGATGGTCATGTTGACCACTTTCTGCGACTTACTGGGATTCTTCAGGAACTTGGTAACAACGTCAGACATCCCCATCAGCGGGGTAAACGTCAGAATTGAGAATTGCCCGTATTTGTTTGTACGGGTAAGACCTTCGCCATAGATGCTATATGGCGGCTCTTCGTCAAACCAGACGCCGTGAATTGTGTCGCCCTGCCAGCGGGCGCGGCCCTGTGAGTAAGGCTTAAAGTAGCATATTGAGATGCCATCTTCGACGCCTTCTGGCGTGTGGTGCTTAACAAGAAGGTGATCAACAAGATTAGGGAAGAACGGAGACTTCTTCCAGCTAATGATGTCCTCTTTCGGGATTGACCCATAGCCAGGTTCATCATTCTCTTCGATACGCCCGCACAGGATGCGTTGAGTCGTTTTGGTTACAGTCTCGTTTGTTTCACCGCCAACCCAGAAGACAACTGGCTCATAGAAACGCTTACCTTTCCACTCTCCGCCATATTTACCATCAGCCGGATAACCTTTCGTTCCCGGGTATCGCCCGGTAAGGTGAAACGCGACTTCAGCAGCGCCAGTAAATGACTTACCAAGCTGGTTACCAGCCATAAAACATCGCTCTGGATAATCATGACCTGCGTCGATGAACTCACGCTGTTTGCTGTATGGCGTAAACTCATATAGCAAGTGTGTATTTCGGTAGTTCTCTTCTTCTTCGAGTAGCTCGAGCAATTCGATTTGCTCTTCGTCGCTCAGGTTATCAAGAATCGCGTCCAGTTCCACGGTTGAATAGCTCCTTGATACGAGAGCGGCGCTTATCGCGATCTCCCTTATCAGGTGTCACGTCTTCAAATTGCGACTGCTCTTTGAGGCCCAAATCGCGGGCGATGATGTTAGCGTTGAGAAGATCAGCGGCTGCGCCGGAGAATTTCTGGTCGTAGATGATTTGCTCTGCTCGCGTAACGACCTCAGATAAGTCTTCTCTCACCCTGTATTGTCGCCATGTCTCAAGCGTCACATCGAGGAATAGCGTTAGCCCAGTGATGGTCATCGCCCTCATCTTGGCAATAGGCTCTTGTGTAACTTCTCCTTGATATGAGAAAGCCTTCATCTCCCATAGTGGGTTAGCCTCCACCCACTCGAAGTATTCACAACAAGCAGCCCACAGCGCCTCAGGCGACTCGAATTTCGGGTTACGCCCATGGCTACTGCGGGCCTCCCAGAATCGGTTGCCCTTTGGTGCTGCCATAAGTTAACTTCCTGATGTTGTTTCGATAGTCACGTTAGCCGAACCATCAAAGGACGCTGAACCTGTGACCGCTCCGGTTAGTGTGATAGTGCGGGCAGTAGATAACTTATCCGCCGTCTCTGCATTAGCTACTGAACCGCTTGCAGAAGTGTAGTTAGCTTCAAATGCTGTCTTGCTCATATAGAGCAGCTCGCCGTACTGGCTCCGGAACAGATATCCGCCAACCTCCGGCTTGAATACGGCTACTGTTTGCGCTGACATGTACTGGTCAGCATACGGGCCGTCGAATTCTGCGTTTGCACTTCCGTCATTAGCGTATTTGATAGCTTTAATCGGAAGCGCAGACACATATACACCGTCAGCATCTTTGTATAGAGGCCATGATGGCGTGAAGTTTGGGTTTGCCATTACTTGGCTCCTTCTTTTTCTGGTTCATGAAAGAACGGCAGGAAGTGACTGAACATTCTGTCAAGCATGTAGCAGTAGGTTTCGTTTGCGTCGCCAGGATAAGTGGTTACACCAACATCTCGGCAGACATAAAATGCAACGTGAGCGCATTCATGAACCAATGTGGCCGCCTCACCATTGAATACACCAAGCAGGTAAAGATTCTCGCCTGTTTCGGTATTGCAATATGACTGTGTTGCCCCCGCCAGCATCTCATTCCCGCCGCTACCAACTCCAAGATGAATGCAAGCCTGATCCCACTCTTCCTTTGAACGACACAGGTAGACATTGGCGCTATGGAACAATGGCACGAAGAACCGGGGAAGTTTAGGCCACTTCGTCTTTGCCATTCGTTATGCTCCGGCAGTGAACAGGTCTAACGCTTCTTTTGCCTCACGAATAGCCTTTTCTGCGCGAGCTAATGCCGTTCCTTCACCCTGCGCCAAAACCAGTTGGTCTTTGAACAGTTCGAAGTTCAGCTTACTTCCAGCAACGAATGCGATCGCTTTCTCTGCTGCTGCGGTATCGCTTTGAACTAAACGGAGGATATCGAGGTTCATCTGCTGTAATTCTGTCAATGCTGTAATCTCTGCCATTGTGTTGGCTCCGGTTGTTGGGATAAGCCATTGTCTAGACCACTCATTGAATGGCCTCTGCAATAACCGATGTCTTTCCATCAGTCCGCCACCACAAAGAATCTTTTTTGCCATAAGGCTGGAGGTTCATCTTTCAGTGGCTGCCAGTGTTATTTCCCCACTTACTGGCTTGGGTTGTTTCGCGGTACTGCCGTAACTGGTTACCCAGAATAAATTCCGGTTTCATTATCAAGCCCACCCGTAGATGGGCTTTGTAATGGATAGCTGTTGCTCAGCTCTCGTAATGCTTTGATTTTTCCGATAACGCAGTTTTGCGTTTGCCATCAGCACGCGATATCGAGAGTCAACTGCAGTTGCTCGCGCCAGTACTCAACATTTGCTTCAATAACCGGCTTATCCCATCGCCAGCGAGCCATCTCTCTTGCCCCATTGCTGGCTTTTGATTTCCGGTCATCGCGAATGCGACATGCTTGCTCATATTTCTGCTGCTCAGTCAGTTCACCGCGAAGCAGACTATCAATGTGCAGGTCGCACCATACGGAGAATTTCGGATCGCACCATCTTGCAAAGGCAACTGATAACTTTGGATGCAGCCATGTTCCGCCGCCCCTGTCCTTTCGTGCCTTGCTTGTTTTTACATACCCGGAATCACGGGTATGTAGAATTTTCGATGGCTCACCTGAATAAACCTCATCCAGAGCTCTAACGTATTCGAGAGTTTCAGTGTTGGACAACCAGTGATCCAGACGCTTCCCGAAACGTTTTGCAATATCAGTGGCATTAATCCAGCCATCAGTATTGAAGCGGATAGGTTCGCCTTTGTAATTTAGTGGAACGATATTCATAGCGTCTTACCTTTTAGAAAGATGAGCCTGTTCGCACAGAAAAGCCGCCCCGAGATGGTCGCCACCATATACGGCAGTTCTCAGGCTCAGCTTTCTGAAAGACTCGGGATTGTTACGCGCTGCGATGCGCGGTTTACTGCAGATGTAAAAAAGCCCCGCAAATGCGAGGCATTTTCCTGAAAGTCACTTGTTAAATTTCTATGTGATGGAAATTACTTCAGGCATTGCGTCCTGATGTACTCCTGAAGCGTTCTCAGTGCTGTTTGGTCGCTGATGATTCCATCCCGGATACCGAGAACGTTTCGTCCAGCAACTGGAGAGAGTTCGACGGTGGCATCATTGCCCATGCCGGAGGCGCTGGAGGTTTCGGCTGAGGATGGCACAGGACATTTGCCTTTGACGAGCACCCGACCACCATTATCAAGCTTGCGCCGAAGAGCATCATTTTCAGCTTTCTCATCAGCTAACTCCTTCGTGTATTTAGCATCGAGTGCATCAGCATCAAGCTGGCGCTGCTGCATGTCAGTAATGGTGGCGTTCGCCTTCTCCAGTTCACTGGCCTTGTTATCGCGCTGCTCTTTGTAGGAGATGGCGTTATCACGGTAATGATTTGCCAGCCGACCGGAAACAATTAGCGAGACGAGCAACAGGCCAACAAACATCGTTTTCCAGTTGAACATCATGACAGGAACAGCGCTCTTTCTCGCCGCCTCCTAGGAAGGAGAATATCAGGGTCCTTACCAGCTTTTTTCCATAACAGGAAAGCATCTGCTGCTGCCTGGTAATTCTTTAAATTCAACTGGCGCAGAACGGTAGATCCAGCAAATGCTGATTTACCTATATTGAATATAAGGCTACATAGTGCATCATATTGGTTCTGATTCAGCGTAACGCGAACAAGACTACTTATCGCATCTTCAACCCACTGCAAATCTTCTTTAAGCAGTTCAGACGATTTTTCGGATGTGATTGTCATCCCTGATACGACAGGATTACCATCCACTTTTCCGGTATGTCCAACCCCAATGGTTGGTATCCCCCTGCTATCTGGATAGGCTTTTAGTCTCTCGCCCTCTTCACGTTTTAATCTGGTGATTCCGTTACTGCTGATTTGCATCATCGACTCCGGCTTTTTTAGCAGCGAAGCGTTTGATTAGCGAACCAATCGAGTCTGTGCCGATGTAGCCGATAAACACACTCGCTATGTAAGCAAGATTGCTACTCAGTCCGGCGAAGACTAAAAGGTCACGAATGAACCAGGCGATAATGGCGCACATCGTTGCGTCTATTAGTGTTTTCTTAAACGCACCGCCATTATACCGACCGCGAAGGTACGCCATTGCAAACGCAAGGATTGCCCCGATGCCCTGTTCCTTTGCCGCCATCATGGCGGTTAACAGATCATGTTTTTCTGGCATCTTTTTCATGTCTTACCTCACGACCGTGAGGATTTGTTCAATGTTATGAATTGGTTGATCTATTTATGAACAAACCCGCGATACATTATCTATATGGTTTGCTCGTCACTGCTGTCGCGAGGAAACCATTAGGGATACTGCGCAAACAGTATCCCTATCCATCGCATTTAACGGCCATTAATGGGTGCACTCGTAAATACACCCGGTAATGAGCATTCTTAATTAATTTTTTACTAAATTACCCATCTTTTATTATTAATAATATTTGATATTTGTGATGGGTCTACGCCGTATTTTCTTGCCATATCAGATCGAGACATTGATTTGCGCGATCGTATCTCGGACACTTGTTCAGTGGTGAGTTTTGCCCGATAGTGACCCTCCCCCTTGATAGCAACTTGCAATCCGGACTCGTGAGCATGCAGCATATTCTGGCTCGGAGTTACCCACTCAAGGTTAGACGTATTATTGTCAGTCTTAATTCCGTTTATGTGGTTTACTTGCGGATGTGAGCGCGGGTTATCAATGAATGTAATCGCTACTAATCTGTGAATGTAAAGTTGTTTAACTTTTCCTTTATCGCAGAGGGATACCTGCAAGTAACCACCACCATGTTCACGAGGCTTAAGCCATCTACCTTTCCTCAGCTTTCCACGCGTATCAACTCGCGAATGCGAATAAACGCGGCCATCAGTCGTTATTGCGTACTTGCCTTCATATCCTGCGATATCTTTTGCGTTTTCACTCAACATGAGCTACTCCACAATCTTTATGTTTGATCGCCAACAATACTTGCCGCCCATCTTCACGAAGCCCAGTCAAGCGCTGGGTTTTCTTTTGTGTAAAACGCCCTACCCCGTCGCCACGAATGAGCAAGGGTATCTGGATGTGTTATGGTGATTGGTGATAGGACGCTTTCAGAAATGTCGTGCTTAAAACGCAAAATGCCCCGAGCGGTTAAACTCAGGGCTTTATTTAACGAGTGCATTTATCCATCGTTGAGTCAAATTTACCCAACTTTATTCAAAAAGTCAATATCATGCTGTTAATATGTTGCCATCCGTAGCAATCATGCTATTAACGCGTGACCGCATTCAAAATATTGTCTGCGATTGACTCTTCCTTGTGGCATTGCACCACCAAAGCGTCATACAGCGGCTTAACAGTGCGTGACCAGGTGGGTTGGGTAAGGTTTGGGATTAGCATCGTTACAGCGCGATATGCGGCGCTTGCTGGCATTCTTGAATAGCCGACACCTTTGCATCTTCCGCACTCTTTCTCAACAACTCTCCCCCACTGCTCTGTTTTGGCTATATCAACCGCACGGCCTGTACCGTGGCAATCTCTGCATCTTGCGCCCGGAGTCGCGGCACTACGGCAATAATCCGCATAAGCGAATGTTGCGAGCACTTGCAGTACCTTTGCCTTAGTATTTCCTTCGAGCTTTGCCACACCACAATATTTCCCCGATACCTTGTGTGCAAATTGCATCAGATAGTTGATAGCCTTTTGTTTGTCATTCTGGCTGAGTTCGTGCTTGCCGCAGAATGCAGCCATACCGAATCCGGCTTGTGATTGCGCCATCCCCATAGCAGCCATCACATCAGTACCGGAAAGAGAGTCAGAAGCCGTAGCCCGCGGTGAGTCACTCATCATCGGGCTTTTTGGCGAATGAAATTTAGCTACGCTTTCGAGTCTCATGCAGCATCGCCTCCCGCTGGCTTGTTCAATCCAAGCCGGTTCACCAGTTCACGCTCTCGCTCATGCAGATAATCCATCGCCTTCTGGTGTTGCTCCGTCATCTCTCTGACGCTGCGTAATTCAGCCTCGTCACGTTCACGCTGCTGTTTCGCCTGGTTAATGCTGGTTACGGTCATAGACACCTCTCCCGCCCTGATGAATCATTAAAACGCCGTTAACGATGGCGTGATACCTGGCTTCTTTGTCGTACAGATAACGCCTGACTGTGTTGCGGTGGCACGATAAGCGCCGTGCTACTTCTGTCTGGTTTCCATATGTCTCTATGAGCATGTCTGGAATGGTTTTGACAGTGTGTGTCATGCGGCCTCCCGGATAACCTGCTCATGACTCAGATATTGACCCCAGCAACTGACCAACAATCTCGCTTTCACAGCGGCTTTCTCTTCGTTGCACCACCTGCAGAACCAGTTAACAGCGCCTTCCATTTCTTGCCTAACCTTGCCGGCATTGTCGAAATGCAGCGGATAGACAACATCATCGAAAATTGCCGCAGTGGTCATTGGGTATTGGATTTTGCTCATGCTGCCTCGCTTCTGCTGTCACGTAGGTCTTTAAGCTTCTGCTGATACTCCGCCTTAATCGCTTTGCACTCTTCGGTAGTCCAGCGATGCCGCTTATGGTCAGATTCGATTTCGTCTACTGCTGCAATCCCTATGCGCTCGATGAGCATCACGCGATAAGGAACCAGGTTCCCGCTCTTGTGTTGATTGCACACGACGCATTGCTTATGGATATTGCGTTCATCAAATCGGAGCTGAGGTGCCGCAGCGGTTGTTCGGTAATGCCCGGCATCCCACTGAGCAGACGTGAGCGTTCCGCACGAGATACATGGTAAGTCGCGGTCTCTTTCTCTGATGAAGGCGTTTACGGCTTGTTGGGCTTGTTTAATCCAGTAACTGCGGGGCTTTAAGGCGAGTTTTCGAATCTTCAGTTTATCTTTCTGTTTTTGCTCCTCTCGTCGTCGTTTCTTCTCTGCTGCTTTTTCTGCTTTTTCGCGCTCTTTGCTTCGTCGTTCGAGTGCTATCTTGGTTCCACACTCTGGAGAGCACCACCACTGATTAGCGAATGCAGGGTGAAACCATTCCCTACATTCTTCGTTTTTGCATCGTCTTCGCGCTGATTTAGCCATCGTCTTCTTCCTCGTACATTGAGCTATTCGGATCGCTCATCAGTTCTGCGCAGCACGCTTCACATACATGAACTTCCAGCACATGCAGCTTCTGACCGCAGTTAGCGCACGTTAAAGCCCGCTCGACGCTTTCTTTCTGGTATTGAAGGGATTGTGATGGGCTAAGCATTATTGGCGTCCTGCATCAGGAGAAAGACAATCATGGCGGCGCGGAGAGGTCTGATATCAAATATTGGACTCACGCCTTTTGCATCTACACACCATTCAGTTAACTGGTCTAAGAAAGAAATTCTGTATTTCTCAATAATCGGCCATGCGTCTGCCGGGTTATTACATGGGTCAAACGCGCCTATTTTAGTTGGACCTCTTACTATCACTGCGCTACAACTGTCTTCTTGTGTCCCTTGCCATCCCAGGCCGTTAAACTTCTTATGCCCTGTCGCTATCGCGACTCGCTTGTTAATTTCAAAATCACTTAACTGTGAATAATCCATTGTCATTTCCTCGCACGATGTCTTAGCCACCGGATATCCCACAGGTGAGCCGTGTAATTGAAGGTTTTTACGTCAGACTCTTTTGGGATTGGCTTGCGTTTATTTCTGGAACGTTTCGTTGGAAGGTATTTGCAGTTTTCGCAGATTATGTCGGTGATACTTCGTCGCTGTCGTGCCATACGTCCTCCTTCGTCTCTGGCAGCGGGAAATTACCTACTGGCGACCGCTCACATCTGATACACCATTGGTGCCAATAAGGTTGATTTGGCCGGAATCGATAATCGTCTTTGCTTTCTCCGCAGCGGTAGCAGTGTTTCATGCGGCGTCTCCAAACCTCGCTTTACATTCCAGTGCTAACCGGGCTTCGTCTGACCACTTAACGCCGCGCTCTGTACCGAATGCCTGTATAAGCTCTAATAGCTCCGCAAACTCGCTTACACGCATCCTGCTGGTTGACTGGCCTATTACCACGAAGCCATTCCCGGCAAGGTTAGGGACAACATCCTGCTGCTTTAAGGCTGCGGTAAACACACACTTCCAGCTTTCAGCGTCAAGCCATCGTCCATGCCAGTTTACCTGACGTGAGACATCACCAAGGCAAGCCCAAAGCTTCCGATTTTGGTCTAAGCTGCGGTTGCGTTCCTGAATGGTTACTACGATTGGTTTGGTTGGGTCTGGAAGGATTTGCTGTACTGCGTGAATGGCATTTTGCTGATGTGCTGGAGATCGAATTTCAAAGGTTAGTTTTTTCATGTCTTCCCTCTCCCCCAAATAAAAAGGCCTGCGATTACCAGCAGGCCTGTTACCAACTCAGTGATGTAAATAGTCATACGTCAGCCCCTTGTGCATATCGCTTTCTGCGTCCAGCAGGTGCATTTGATGCCGTGCAAATCTGTCTGGCTTCGTCCTGGTCACATGCAACAAAGTGTCCGTTGCAGAACCGCTGGTAAACCGTACCAAGCGAGCCAAAACGGTTTTTCGTCACGATGATTTCAGCAAATGGCGCGGCGCTACTGTTCTCGTCATATACCGCTTCCCGATAGAGCATGATGATTGAGTCTGCGTCCTGTTCAATGCTTCCTGAATCCCGCAAATCTGCGTTTGTCGGGCGCTTGTTTGGCCGCTTCTCAACATCGCGGGAGAGCTGGCTTAGGGAGATAACTGGAGTTTTCAGGTCTTTCGCCATCGCTTTCAGGCTACCGGAGATATGTGCTATGGCGAGGTCATTACGTTCCGCTTTTGGTTTCTCAATTAGCCCGAGATAGTCAGCCATAATCAGTGACAGATTAGGATGCTCCTGCTTGTGGCGTTCGGAAATGGACCTGATTTCTTCGACAGACAAACGCGATGCGTCAACTACCCACACATCCAGCTCTGCCAGCAACTTCATCCCGCTTGCAACTCTCGCCCATCCTTCATCGTCCATACGTGACGGGTTACGCAGCACACTGACCGACATCATTCCTGCGCCGGCAATCCCTCTCTCAACAACCTGAATGGCGCTCATTTCCATCGAGAAAATCAACACACCGCGCCGGACGCCAGAACCAGGAATAACACGACTTGCCACGCCTTCGGCTATCTTCAGCGCCAGTTCGGTTTTACCCATACCTGGACGAGCAGCAATAATCACAAGGTCTTCTGCGTTCATCCCTCCGGTGATAGCGTCAAGCTCTTCGATTCCGGTCTTCAGGGTATCCGACTCTTCTCCGTTCCTCAGACGCCTGTCAAGCGTGTCAGTGTAGTCATTGATGATTTCACCCAGTCGCACAGGTTTAACCTCGTTCCGCGGCTTCCTGATGGATGACAGGCGCTTTACAAGCTCGTCCATCGCTCTGCCTGATGCGTCCAGCGTGCCGTTACTGATTGGCTCCCGCATCTCATCCAGTAGCTGTAAAACCTGACGCCGTTGATAACTGTCTGCAACCATTCCGGCATAACCTTTCAGGTTTGCAGCGCTGGGACATGACCGCGCAGTCATCATCACCGCCGTTGCGTATTCATCCCCGCACTCCTCGGCCACCATCAGTCCATCAATCAGGTTCCTGTTTCTGGCCTGCTTTCGAATAACTTCAAAAGCTTTCCGGTAGAGCGGAATTGAGAATGCTTCAGGCTCCAGTGTTGCCAGAACGTCACTGGCGGTTGGTGTTAATCCGCCAATCAGCAAGCCACCGATAACGCTCGCCTCGATATCCTGTCTCATAGTGTTCCCTCACGAATTGCTATCAGTACTTTCGGGCGTAGCAGATAATCAAAATTAGCTACCCAGTCACGGTCGTTATCACCGAAATGGAATGGTCTGGCTGCTGCCATGAACGCTTTGACGTATGCCCGGAATCCGTCGATGTTTTTGGTTGCCAGTGAATCAATCAGCTTTTTCAACTTGCGTTGTCGTTCAGAATTGACCTCCACTGCATGTGGGAGTCTGTCACCAACAATCTCGTTGTAGGCAGCAAGATATTCGCTGTAGTTAATCTTGGTAGGTTTTCGCTTTTCAGGTTTAGAACCTTCATCGCATCCCCCTTTAGGGGGTAAGGGGGTATTTGTATTTATTGTCTTTTGTATATTGTCTTTTGTGTTTGACTGATTCGGTAAATTGGTTTTTACCGATTTGGTGAAGGTTAGTTTTACCGATCTGGTAAATGTTTTACCGAATCCGTTAACCTTCGTCTTCCACTCGGAAATATTTTTATTCATACCAACCTGACGCCCCACCTGAGTGAGAACCCCCATTCTGATAAGCTCGTTTTTGGCGGTAGAACATTTGGTTGGCGCCATGCCAGTGAGTTCAGCGAACTGTTCATTTCCGATCCAATCTATTTTTTTGTTATAACCGTATGTCTTGCGCCACACAGCCATAACAATCAGTAGCTGATGTTGAGTAAGCCCAGAAAGCATGACAGCTTCCAGCAGTGTATTTGCAGTCCGGGTGTAGCCATCGTCGAGTTCTGCCACGCGATGCTCCACAACCTCCAGATGAGGTTTTATCGGTGTAACTGTTGCAAGATTACTCATGACCTTTCCTCTTCAGTATTAGCTTCACTTTCTCCAACTCAGCCCGAAATCGACCAGGCTGTTTGAAGCTGGATAAGAACCGATCACGTAGTATGTTTTTGTGTAATTTGTCCTGGTCAGGACTGAGTTGTTTTGGCATAATTACTCCTGTGGATTGATCCAGTCTTTCTACATCAGGCCTCAAAACTGTTCCCGCAGTCTTGAGGCTTTTCTTTTGTCAGCAGATGCGCAACTTTCTTTGCCAGTTCTGCCAACTCCTCATCCTCGACACCCCACTCCAGAACCGCCAATAACATCCCCATCTTCGGAATGAAATCGCCTTTCCATCGTGAAATTTGAGATTCGTTAATGCCTAACGCATCAGCGACTTTACGCTGTCCACGAATAGCTATCCGGTTAAGGATGCTGCTGGTAATTGCGTTGGCTTTCTTGCGAGTGCTTGTGAGTTCCATATGTGAACATTCCTGTAGTTAATAGTTAGTTGTGCGCATTCGTTGATGCGCTTTGAAATAGGTTTACCGCGTTGTCGGCGGTTCAGATTGGTAAAGAGCGTTTTGCTTACGCCGCTTGGCGATAAGCGTTTTCTTGGTACTTCAGGGCGCCAGCTGTAACGATCTCTAATCGGTATGCGTCTTTCTCTGGGATAACTTCCTTCCACTGAGAGACCGCTGCATCGCTAATGCCTAAAGCCTTAGCTACTGCACGCTGGGTTCCGAAGTGGTCGATAACATCTTTCTTGTACATAGACTCGCTCCGAAATTAAAGAACACTTAAATTATCTACTAAAGGAATCTTTAGTCAAGTTTATTTAAGATGACTTAACTATGAATACACAATTGATGGGTGAGCGTATTCGCGCTCGAAGAAAAAAACTCAAGATTAGACAAGCCGCTCTTGGTAAGATGGTGGGAGTGTCTAATGTTGCAATATCGCAATGGGAGCGCTCGGAGACTGAGCCAAATGGGGAGAACCTGTTGGCACTTTCGAAGGCTCTTCAGTGCTCCCCTGACTATTTGCTGAAAGGAGATTTAAGCCAGACAAACGTTGCCTATCATAGTAGGCATGAGCCAAGAGGATCATACCCTCTTATCAGTTGGGTAAGCGCAGGGCAATGGATGGAAGCTGTAGAACCTTATCACAAGCGCGCGATAGAGAACTGGCACGACACCACTGTAGATTGTTCAGAAGATTCATTTTGGCTTGATGTCCAAGGTGACTCTATGACAGCACCGGCAGGGTTAAGCATTCCAGAAGGAATGATAATTCTGGTTGATCCCGAAGTCGAACCAAGAAACGGCAAGCTGGTTGTTGCAAAATTAGAAGGTGAAAACGAGGCCACATTCAAAAAATTAGTTATGGATGCAGGCCGAAAGTTTTTAAAACCATTAAACCCACAATATCCGATGATAGAAATCAACGGAAACTGCAAAATCATTGGCGTAGTTGTTGACGCAAAACTCGCAAATCTTCCATAAGGGGCACCCGCCCCTCACACTACATTTTCCTTTAAAAATCAAATAAAAACTTAAGTAACGATAAAATATTTAAGTTTTCTTCAAAAATACACTTGACCATTTAATTAAGAAGTCTTAAATTTTAGCCATCAGCAGGGCGCTGGTAGCCAAACGGAAAGGCAACGCTCTTTAACTTCGATGATGCGCTGACAAAGCGCGAACAAATACCAAACGAGATTGGTTTGGACTGGCGTGTGGTGGAGCTTAGGCCTCTAGCTGTACCGATCGGGCCGGACTGAGAAGCCACTTGAAATCCGGAAATTGAGACAGGTTCCGGCGCCAGTACCAAAGCCATTTCACATGAGGATTAAATCATGACGGTTATCACCTACGGGAAGTCAACGTTTGCAGGCAATGCTAAAACTCGCCGTCATGAGCGGCGCAGAAAGCTAGCCATAGAGCGCGACACCATCTGCAATATCATCGATTCAATTTTTGGCTGCGATGCTCCTGATGCTTCTCAGGAAGTTAAAGCCAAAAGAATTGACCGTGTCACCAAAGCCATTTCGCTTGCCGGAACGCGTCAGAAGGAAGTTGAAGGAGGATCTGTACTTCTTCCAGGCGTAGCACTTTACGCGGCTGGTCATCGTAAGAGCAAACAAATAACAGCGAGGTAAGGTATTTGTCGGTTAAGTCGTTATTTTTTGAGCTGTTCGTCCTGTACAATAAGTTCATTCATAAGAATGTCTGACTTCCCGGCAAATCTCATGTAGCACTCATTAAAATACTTTTCCGGGATAATAAAACGGTCAATATCAGGATATCCAATAGCAGAAGGCAATCGAGTGATAATCCCTTTTTTGAGCAATGAAATTGCTTCAGGGCTTCCCTTTTCTGTCTTTAGCTGGTTATTAGCGGCTACAGCGAATGCCAAATACGCTCTTTCTCCAAGAGTTAACGAATCAAACAAATCCCGAACGACTTTTTCTTCTCTGTCCTTACGCCGCTGAGCAGTTGATGCCTCAATTCTTTCAGTAACAGCGTGATAAACGGAATTAACAACACCGTTAAGCACATAGCTAACGCAGAACAACAGGATGTAATACATCCAGTAATGAGGAAGTATTTCTGGATTATGCAGGTTTATCCATTCTTTTACGCTTACCGGCATAACAATAATCAATACGATCAGGATGATTAGCATATGAATCAACTGTTTAAGTGTCATTCCTTGCAGGAAAAAACGCATTAACTCCTGCCACCATGAGTTGTTCATCGGCGATTCTCTTTTTACTCTCTGTAGGGGTGAATAGAGTTTATCCGATTTCTCGCTGTAGGGGTACACGAGAACCACCGAGCCTGACGTGGTTAAAAGACAGGCACAATCTTTACTACCGCAATCCACTATTTGAGATGAGATATGGAAGAAGAATTTGAAGAGTTCGAAGAGCATCCTCAGGATGTGATGGAACAATACCAGGACTACCCATATGACTACGACTATTGATACAAATCAATGGTGTAGTCGTTTTGTGAAATGCAAAGGCTGCAAGCTTGATGCTGAATGTATGGTAAAGCCTGAGGAAATGGCTCTGGTGAGAGAAGATGGAAAGATTGTCGATAAATGGGCAATCAGAACCACGGCAATGATTGCCAGAGAACTTGGCAAACAGAACAACAAGGCTGCCTGATGGTGGCCTTTATTTTTAAGGTGCTATATGAAAATTAAAACTATGGGCGCAAGCCTATTAAGTGGTCGTATTTTTCAAGGAACATTAAACACTGAAAAAGGAATGTGGGTAGGAAAGAAAGAAGATGTAACCGAACAGGCAGTTAAGGCAGTAGCTGAACACATGATGATAAAAGACCAGAAATACGCATACGAAACGAAGGATGGCAAATGGCTGATAATAAGCCATCAACTGGTTGATAAATTACCAGAAGAGTTTATTGCTGATTAAAATTATTTTGGCACAAACAACAGAGGTGAAGATGAATTATACACCCGGCCCATGGAAATGGTGGACAAGTAACAGCTTTCTGCGATTAAGCAGTCAAGCTACAGGTAAAGATGGTGGCGTCATCGACTCTTATGTCATGAAAGATGGTCACTCATCACTAATCGTTAGCAAAGAAGATATGAATCTGATAGCAGCAGCTCCGGAGTTATTGGAAGCGCTACAATTGCTTCTCAACTCCTGGTCAAATGGTAGTTCTAAAGATATTTCAAACGCTGAGAGAAAAGCTCGCTCAGCCATCAGCAAGGCTCTTGGGGAGGAGTGATGGAAATAAATAAAGAGCAAGCATCAGAAATTATCAAACTTATCGAACAAGCATTTCTTGATGGGTTTGATGATGAAATTCTGGTTTCGCTACACGAAAGTCTTACCAAATTTGTCAGCGAATAAGCACCTAATGACCATTTCAATAGTGGTCATTGTGAGCAATATCGCTCGTAACCAAACGAGGACGACGACTCGTTCTGGTTAATCGAAAAATCATCCCTTGATGTTATTTGCCGCTCTCAGTCAGGGCGGCTTTTTTCGCATACCAACAACGCTTCATTCGAGGCATTTTTGTTATGCAAATTAACTAAGGAGCACGCCATGCAATATAGTTTTGCCGGGTGGCCCATTGCTGGCTGCCCTTCTGAATCACTTCTCGACAGAATTACCAGAAAATTACGGGCCGGATGGAAACGTCTCGGTGAAATTCTTAATCAGCCAGGAGTACCACGCCATGACCATTACGCCTGTTAACGGAACAATTCTTGTTCAGCAAGGAAACAGGGAGTTCAACAAGCTATATGAGAAAGTATTTCCGGATACAAAACAGGGAATATCTGACGCGTATACATGGGCTGCCGGAATAGCTCTTGGTTGGGATAAGTGGCAGGACGAAGACTGGGAGAGGCGTCATGTTGCATGATTTTGATGATGACGAGTTTATTGCTCTCATATCTCCAGAAATTGAGGAAGAAGTGGAGCAGCAAATTAACTTAGCCGCAGAACGGCAGAATCCGGTTATTAGCTGGGATGAATTTGCGGGGTATTACTCATGAATCTGGATCAGTTAGATGAACCGTTCGCAGCTGAAGATATTGAGTGGCGAATACAACAAAGTGGGAAAACAGGAAGCGGAAAAGTGTGGGCCATAGTTCTGGCATACGTGACTAACAGAGCAATCATGAAACGCCTTGACGATGTTTGTGGAAAAGCTGGATGGCGTAATGAATACCGCGATATTCCCAACAACGGCGGCGTTGAATGCGGCATATCAATCAAGATTGGTTCTGAATGGGTAACCAAATGGGATGCTGCTGAAAACACACAGGTAGAAGCCGTCAAAGGTGGTCGCTCCGGCGCAATGAAGCGTGCTGCCGTTCAGTGGGGAATTGGTCGGTATCTGTATAACCTTGAGGAAGGTTTTGCGCAGATATCCAGTGATAAGAAACAAGGATGGCACAGGGCCAAACTGAAGGATGGAACAGGATTTTACTGGCTCCCTCCATCGCTGCCGGACTGGGCCATGCCAGCCTCATGCAATCAACCATCACCAGAAAATACCAACCAGAAATCTCCATCGGTTGACTGCGAACAAATCCTGAAAGACTTCAGCGATTATGCAGCAACAGAAACTGACAAGAAAAAGCTAATTGAGAGATATCAGCATGACTGGCAATTATTGGCTGGTCACGATGATGCGCAGACAAAATGCGTTCAGGTAATGAATATCAGAATAAATGAGCTTAAACAGGTGGCTTAATGAGAAGATTAAACATAACTCCAGCGGAGATGGAGTCAGTTTGCGGTCGCATGGTAGCTTGCCGTGCAGCAGAACATCTGGGCCTAAACATAAATCAGTTTTATTACATAGCAAAAAAACTGTCATTAAAAACGGCATTCGTTAAGCCAAGATGGAGCGACGACGAAGACAAAAGAATGCAGACGCTTATCTCATCAGGCTATACACAAAGAAATGTAGCAAAAATTCTCGGGCGAAGTGAAGAGTCGGTAAAAAGCAGGCTATCACGTTTACGAAAGAAATAACCCTATACGTACCACATTATTCGGATAACCTACCCTGGAGTAAATTATGCCTGCACCTCTATATGGTGCGGATGACCCGCGCAACTGCTCCGGTAGCTCCAAGTCGGAGGTGCTGGAAAATATCAAAAACAATCTCGACGCGTTTCTTGCTCTGCCACCGGAAACAAAAGCAGAACGGAAGTACCGACGCGATATACAACTCGCAGAAAAACAGGAAAAAGACCGAATAAACGAAACAGCAATCCGACCATTCCGAAAAGCCACTTACACCAAATTCATTGAAATAGACCCGCGCCTTAAAAATTACCGTTCGCGTTACGGCGCTATCAGCAATAACTGAGGAATTCATCATGAGAGGTTTGTCCTACGACCAAGGAATCCTTCCATCGGAAATGATTATTCGACACCGCTTCAAGCCCATCAACGATATTCCACGCGAAGAAATGCTGGCGAGAAAGAGTTTTCCATCAGTGAATCAAAACAAATATCTGAATGCGATGTGGCGGAGTGGGAAGAAATGAAACAAATGACACTAATTGAGATGGATGGATTTCTGAAAGGTAAATGCATCCCACGAGATTTAAAGGTTAACGAAACAAACGCTGAATATCTGGTGCGTAAATTTGCTGAAGCGGAGGCCAAGATTTCGGCTCTGTCCGAAGACCACCAGAAAGCGATTGAGTCAATTAAGCAGGCTGATTCGGCTGTTAAGTTGGCACACGAGAAGTTTTCAGCGATGGCGGCGGAGAATGCGGGGATGAAGTCATTTGGCGACAAGCTTAATGAGATGCATAACGACTTAAACGGCGAAGGCACGGGCATTCAGGGGCGCGCAGAGGTAGCGTGCCAGCAGGTGGCTCTTGAAGCGGCAATGGAAGAATTTGACGCTATCAAAACCCCAGCCACTGACGCTTTCCTGGCTGAAGTGAAGACTGAAGCACGCAAGGAGGGAGCTTACTTTGTGGCGAACAGAATGCTGGCTGCCTGGGAAGCTGGTTTTATTGATGATACTGCGAAGAACGCCGCGGATATTGCCAGGATGATTCTTACCTCTACTGAGTTTATGGCTAATGCGCCGGAAGGCGATTTTGATCGCTCATTCTCTGATGGCGTTCTCGAAGATATCGCCGAACAGCTTCGTAAAGGAGTCATCCAATGAGCAAGATTGACTATCAGGCACTGCGTGAGGCGGCAGAGAAGGCAACGTGTGGAGAGTGGTCGCTCGAATATGGAGAGGAGAGATTTGATGCTGGTGATGCACTAATTCATCGTGAAGTTGTTGGATATCTTCCCATTTGCAGAATTGAAGGAGCGCATCCAGAAAGCGGTTTCGATGAAGATTTCCAAATGGAACAGCAGGCCAATGCTGAATTCATCGCCGCAGCCAATCCGGCTACCGTGCTGGCACTACTGGATGAACGGGAAAGAAACCAGCAATACATCAAACGCCGCGACCAGGAGAACGAGGATATTGCTCTTACGGTAGGGAAGCTGCTAATCGAAAACGGCCGGCTTGTTGCCGATACGCTACGCCACTTAGCTGATAACGAAATCGACTCTGATTATTTTGCTATCACCTCAACGAATGAGAACGGTACTGAAATTGATCATGAGATGGCTATTACCGATTACGCACTGCAAGCTGCCGGAACTGTAGACGAATTGGTTGCGGCGCTGGAATCCGCAGAGAATCGCATTGCAGAACTGAAAAAACAATGCGCTGAATGGGAGCGAAAAGCATTAAGCAACTTTGAAGAGTGTGCTGCGATGGCTGAACGTATCGAAGAGATGAGTAAGCAAAGTTGCGAAGCCCGTGAGCGTGATTTGTTTGAATCATGGGTAATGCATTCAATTTGTATCTCCAAATCGACGCTTGAAGGATTGCGTACCGAAACTGGATACCGTAACGCAACCTTATCAGGCACAGACTTCAACCGAATGTGGGAACAATGGAAATCTATCCGCGCCGCTGGCATTCGCATTAAAGGAGAGTGATATGGACGGACAAATATCAATCGTTCGACCAGGAGCATGTGACGATCGCGAAATACGAATAATTATTCGTCTGGCAATGGGGAAAGCAATAACTGCTCTCATTACCCCAGAAAATCTCGCATTAGCATTAACAGGAAAGTCAGACCTGCCAGTAGAGCTAAAGCTGCGAAATGTTGAGATTAAGGTGAAATAGCATGAATTCTATTACCAAAGAACGTATTGAATTGTTCATTAAAAATCCGCTTGAAAACGGGCTTACTCGTGGCGAACAAATGGAAGTGGCACGGATTGCTTTGGCAGCGCTGGAAGCCGAGCCTGTAAACCAAACTTACAACTTGCCAGAATTAATCGAAGGCATGGAGGTGTCCATTGATGTCAGCACTTGTGATGCTGATGCCGGGAATCGCTATTTCGGTACTGTCACCGAGGTATCAGAACTGGACACAGCAAAGAATGGCTACATTCTTCTGGTTCAGGACGCTGAACCAAATTTCGATGTGAATGGCAACTCTCCGGTAATTCCGGATGGCTGGATAAGCTGTAGTGAGCGAATGCCGGATAATGATGAATCTAAACCCATCGCAATTTTTACCGGAAAATGTCTGGGTCAGGGGATGTTCGTTGCTACATACGACGATGATGGGTTCTTTGACTATTGGGAGGGTATGGAAATTATCGGTGTAAGCCACTGGATGCCACTGCCAGCACCACCGCAGCAATAACAAACCTCGCACTCGCGGGGATTTTTTTCATATGAACTCGCTACGGCGGGTTTTGTTTTATGGAGTGAATGATGGTTCTTGTTATCGGTGCCACCTATCTTTGTCGCCGCGGGGATATTGATGACGTGGTTTACGCAGGTATAGCAATTTTCGGATTTATTGAGCTTCTTGTAGAGATTGCTCTTCTCGCTTCAGTATTAGGAAGGTAACCATGGAATCACACAGCCTCACACTCGATGAGGCCTGTGCATTTCTCAAAATATCCAGACCTACCGCCACCAACTGGATTCGCACAGGCCGACTACAGGCAACACGTAAAGACCCCACCAAACCGAAATCCCCTTACCTCACCACACGACAAGCCTGCATTGCGGCACTTCAGTCTCCGCTGCATACTGTCCAGGTGAGCGCGGGTGATGACATAACAGAGGAACTGAAATGTCACTATTCCGCAGAGGTGAAACCTGGTACGCCAGTTTCACATTGCCGAACGGCAAAAGATTTAAGCAGTCTCTTGGGACAAAGGACAAAAGGCAGGCCACAGAGCTTCATGACAAACTGAAGGCAGAAGCATGGAGGGTAAATAAATTAGGAGAGACGCCTGACATGACTTTTGAGGAGGCCTGTGTCAGGTGGTTAGAGGAGAAGGCGCATAAGAAGTCGCTGGATGATGACAAGAGTCGGATAGGATTCTGGCTCCAGCATTTTGCAGGGATGCAGTTGAAGGATATTACCGAGACGAAGATTTACTCCGCCATCCAGAAGATGACTAATCGGCGGCATGAGGAAAACTGGAAGTTAATGGATGAAGCTTGCAGGAAGAATGGGAAGCAGCCTCCAGTATTCAAGCCTAAGCCGGCAGCAGTAGCCACAAAAGCAACTCACCTTTCATTCATTAAGGCACTCCTCCGGGCTGCTGAACGCGAATGGAAGATGCTGGATAAGGCTCCGATCATCAAAGTTCCTCAGCCGAAAAATAAGCGTATCCGCTGGCTTGAGCCTCACGAGGCAAAAAGGTTGATTGATGAATGCCCGGAACCGCTAAAGTCAGTCGTAGAGTTTGCGCTTTCTACTGGCTTAAGGCGGTCTAACATTATCAATATGGAGTGGCAGCAGATAGACATGCAGCGAAAGGTGGCATGGATACACCCGGAACAAAGTAAGTCCAATCAGGCCATTGGCGTGGCGCTGAATGATACTGCTTGCCGGGTGCTGAAAAAGCAAATAGGCAATCATCACAAATGGGTGTTCGTCTACAAGGAAAGCAGCACCAAGCCAGACGGAACTAAATCACCTGTAGTGAGGAAGATGCGCTATGACGCTAATACTGCATGGAGGTCAGCATTAAAACGAGCAGGCATTGAAGACTTCCGTTTTCATGACCTGAGGCACACGTGGGCAAGCTGGTTAGTTCAGGCTGGCGTTCCGATTTCGGTATTGCAGGAAATGGGTGGCTGGGAGTCTATCGAAATGGTTCGCAGATATGCTCATCTGGCACCAAATCACCTGACTGAACATGCTCGACAAATTGACTCGATTTTTGGTACTTCTGTCCCAAATATGTCCCACAGTAAAAATAAGGAAGGCACGAATAATACGTAA